AGAGAAAAGAGAGAGCCTGATGTATACAGGTTCTTTGGTAAAGGGCATCGCAACAATGCACAAAAGCAATGCGGTGCCTGTAAGCGATGAAGAGCAAATGAAAGACATTTCTCGCATGAGGCGAGGCTAACATAGGAGATTTTTATGACTGTTCACACACAGGCTGCTGTTGAAACCGTGAAGACTGTTGCAGGATATGTCGCAGGTGGAGTTGCGTTTTATTTTCTGCTTAATTTCCTTGGACCAAAACTTGGATTAATTCTAATGCTTGTTTCGTTGGTTGGTTGGGTTGCTTGGATGACATATGCATATTATGTTGACAAGTTTACTTGGGAAGAGAAATATAAAGAGCAATGAGTCCATGTAAAGGCATATGCACTCTAGACACCCGACGTGAATTTTGCGTCGGGTGTTTTCGCACATCTGCAGAAATAACTGATTGGTATAAGTTGCCCTATATAGAAAAAGAGCGTATAATTGAAGAATGCAAAAAACGTGAGGTGGATTATGCCAGCAAAAACAGGAACTAAAGGTTTCGGTAAAGGTCGCGCTAAACTCGGATCAAAGAAGCGCAAGGCGCGTCGAAAGAAATCGTGACAAAAATAAATTCAATCACACCCAAGTATGATATTACTTGGTATGTGAAGTGGACTGCCAGTATCATTGTTTTGGTTGGCATTACTATTCGAGCAAGTGGAGTTACTCAACTTCAGTGGCTAGATATTGTATGCAGTTGGATCGGTGCTGTTGGTTGGTTCTATGTTGGATTCAAATGGAATGATCGTGCGCTGATGGTTCTAAACGGAGTCATCGGTGTTATTCTTTTTGCAGGAATATTGAGAGTGATTTTTTTATGAAGATTACAATCGGTAAATATCCGAAAAACGGAAATCAGAAAAAGTCTATTCGCATTGATCCATGGGACACATGGAGCATGGATAGCACTCTTGCCGATATCATTCTCCCAATGCTCAAGCAGTTGCGCAAGACTCAACATGGCGCACCCTGCACCGATGATGAAGATGCACCTGAGCATCTTCGTTCGACTGCTGCCAAGCCCAAGAAAAATGAGTGGGACACAGATGAGTTTCACTTCAAGCGTTGGGACTGGATTATGAAAGAGATGATCTGGGCATTTGGTGAGCATGCAAAAGATCGTGAGCCAAATTTCTGGATTAAGAAACCCAAACATAAGTGGGTGGACGTTGAAGGTCAAGACTGGAAAGAAATGGTCACGACTGACAAAGGCATCTACGACGAAGAAAAAGCCAAGGCATATTGGGAACGCAAAAGAAACGGTTTTCGTTTGTTTGGAAAATACTATCAGAATCTCTGGGATTAAATGTTTAATAAACTTAATGCTGCCGATCTTACTTCATTAGAACGGCAGTTTGAAAAATCAAAACCATTTCAACACATTGTCATTGATAACTTCTTTGAAGAGCAGTTTGCTCTAAAGATTGCAGATGAATTCCCAAACCACGATGATTCTATTTGGACAGTGGCATATGACAATCCTGTAGAAAAGAAAAAAGCATGTTCTCACTGGGACAGGTTTCCTCCATCGATCTACAATGCAATGTTTAATCTTTGCAATAATTCTTTCGTCAATACACTAAAAACGATAACACAAAATCATCATTTGTTCGCAGACTTTGGATTGCATGGTGGTGGGATGCACTCTCATAATGTTGGTGGTAAACTAAACGTTCACAAAGATTATTCTTTGCATCCCAAGATCCCATTCATGCGCAATTATAATCTTATCATTTACATGACACCGAACTGGAAATCTTCATGGGGTGGTGGTTTAGAATTTTGGAGTCATGACGAGGAAAGTGGTCAACCAAAAGAATGCATCACTAAAATTGAAAACAAATTTAATCGCGCAGTTCTATTCAATACAACACAAAATTCTTGGCATGGATTACCTGAACCATTACGTTGTCCAGCCAATATTGCACGAAGAAGTCTAGCAGTCTACTATGTGAGTGATATAGATAGTAAAGCAGAGCCGAGAAAACGCGCTCTCTATGCCCCATATGGTGATCAAAATAATGATCTAAGTGTTCTTGAATTTTGTAAAAAGAGAAGTGCATGAAAGTATCTGTTATAACAGCAACTGTCGGTAAACCTGAACTGGCAGAATGTATTGAATCCGTAAGAAAACAAACTTACAAAAATGTTGAACACATTGTTGTAGTCGATGGTCGTGAGCGTTGGGAATCAGCCAATGAAATTTTAAATGCTGTTGAGTTTCCTAATGGAACAAACGAGCATGTTTCTATCTTACCATATGCAACTGGAACTGATCGATTCAATGGTCACCGCATCTATGGTGCATATAATTTTCTTTCTAGCGGCGACTATATCATCTGGTTAGATGATGATAATACCATCGCATCTGATCATATTGAAAGTCTTGTCAAATTAGCCCAAGAAAATCAATTGCATTGGGCATATTCATTGCGAAAAATTATTGATGCAAAAGGTAAATTCATTTGCAATGATAATTGCGAGAGTCTAGGTAAATGGAAGTCTGTTCTTAACGATAACTTTGTTGACGTCAACTGCTTCTTTGTTCGCCGTGATGTTGCAATTCAAACTTCTCCAATTTGGAATAGAAAGGCGAGAGAACCAGGTGTCATGGAAGTTGATCGTGCTTTGTCTGCAGTTCTAATGCACCCTAATAACAAATTAAATTTTGATACCAACGGTAAATATTCAGTGAATTATCGAGTTGGTAGTACTGGCATTTCAGTTAAAGCAGATTTCTTTACCAAAGGAAACAAAATTATGAAGAAGAATTATAAAGGAGCATTCCCATGGAAAAAATGATTCCATCATCGTACGATGTCTTTGATACACTAATTGCTCGAAGATTCATAACTAATGATTACACCTTATCAATGATGGAGTCATTTTCGAAAAAACCAAATTTCGCTGCAGAACGAAAGGCAGCAGATACTGGTAGCCGATCTCTCTATCAAATTTATGAGGCACTAGTACACAAAGGTTTCATCACTCAAGATGAATTGATGACATTCTATAAATTAGAAGTTGAGTTGGAAAAGAAACACACCTTTCCATTAATGCATATCAATAATGTTTTTGATGGCGACATTCTCATTTCTGACATGTATCTTTCTGGAGCAGACATTTTAGAGTTAGTGCGTAATGCTGGATGTAACTCTCAGGTGACGATCTATCAATCAAATGCTGATAAACGAACAGGCGTTGTTTGGGATAAACTAAAAGGATTTGAATTGGCTGACCACACAGGTGATAATTTAGTCTCAGATATTGAAAATGCTCAGGAGCGAGGATTTTCAACAGTTCAGTATATTGATGCTGTTAATCTGACTGGAATGGAAAAAATTCTCGCCAAAAATAATTTAAACTTTATGAGTGCACTGGTGAGAGAGGTTAGACTTCGAACACCATATTCAAAAAACAAAGAATTGACATCTGTTGCCAATCAATTAAATCTTCCGATGCTTTTATTCATTTGCGAAATGTTGCATCGAAAATATGCAAAAAAGAACATGGTGTTTCTTGGCAGAGATTGTCAGTTGTTATATAAACTATACAATGCATATTACCAAACTGCATATTATGTCCCATTCTCCCGTAAAGTTGCGTATGAGCAGCCACAAGAATCGGTTGAATACTTAAAGGCACACATGCCACCAGATGCAGTTTTGGTTGATATGGGAAGCACTGGTGCGACGTGGGAGCATCTCTGCAAATTACATCTATTTAATATTGAAGTAGTTGTCTATTCAGACTCATTCTTTTATGGTGATCATAAACCAGTTATTCCAGAAACATTTTCTTGGTTAGCAAAGAAAACAGAAATTAAGCCGACCAACGAAGTTATGGAAGTATTCAACTGCGCAGATCATGGCTATCTTGATCAGATCTTGAATCATAATGGAGTCTATTTCGCTAAATTTGGACCACATGAAATGGATGAAGATGATACGACAGATATTCACTATCCAATCAATATGGCAGTCGAAACTGCAAGCAACTATGGAAATAATATATCACAAGAGTTATCTAAACTTTCTGAAGATGATCTATTTGGAACTTTCTCTGAACTTGCTGGTCTACTTTGTATACGAACAGAAACACTCAGTTTCTTGAAGGGTTATGCTGTGAAGCAACATGAGTATATGGAAAAGGTGTTAAATGCAAAGAATAGTTAATCAATTTGTATACAATCATGTTGGGTTTGATAGAATGCCAAACCCAACAGTTCCCGCATGGCTAGAAGAATCTTATAGTCAGTGCTATGAAGATGTTACGCTGATCATGATGTTGAATGCATATATGCTGAGAAACAACATCACCTCAACTACTATTTCATACATTGAGATTGGTGGCAATCATCCAGTAAGCACCAGTTCTTCTTATCTTCTTCAAAGAAGGTACAATGCAAATGGAATTATCGTTGAACCAGATCCAAAACTCGCAAAAGTTCTGCGAACATTTAGACCAATGGATAATATTATTGAGGCAGCGGTGGTTGACACAGATGATAAAGAAATTGAATTCTATGTCAGCACATTGAATGAACTGTCAACAGCAAATAAAGACTTCATTCAAAAGAATAATCTTACAGTTGAGCCAATCACTGTCAAGACAATTAGAGTTAATGACTTGTTGGAGATGACTACCAATGTTGGCTCGTTGTTTTTAAGTATTGATGTAGAAGGATTAGATATTAGAATTTTAAAAGACATCAATTTCTCTTTGTATAGACCACATTTCATTACAATTGAGCCAAGTGAACATTTGATTCCAGGTGCATCAAGCGAGATAATCTCTTATCTAAAAGAAAAAGAATATCGTCTTGTTGCTCAAAACTATGTCAATCTAATGTTCGAAGATTCGAGGAAAGGATAATGAACGCTTGTATCGCATCTTATTACATGCCCAATATCGACAAGAAAACTGTTGATTTGCAGGCAGCAGTCGTTAAGAAGTTTAATAGAACAAAACTTCCACACTTTATAATGAAGGGTGAAATGCCACATGGTATTTTTATGGATTATTTTTGGACTATTTCTGGTGAAAAAGTTCATACTATTAATGCAGATATTCCAAAAACAATGATGTTTGATTACATTCTTTTTCTTGACATTGATTGTATTCCTGTTAGCGAGAATGCAATTGATTACTATGTTTCAAAGGCATTTGAGGGTATGTTGATTGGCAACGCACAGCGTTCTGGGCATATCAATAACGGGAATCATTTGTTTGCTGCACCTTCTGCCGTAGCATTGTCACGAGAATCTTTTTTGAAGATGGATAAACCATCTGCTCTTGAAACATCTCGCGGTGACGTTGCAGAAGAATATACTTATGAGGCAGAAAGAGTTGGTATAAAGGTTGAAATGATTTCACCAACAAGATATGATAGAGATGTTTATCGCTATGATTGGGAACAAGATCGACGCCCATACTGGACATTGGAGCATGGACTACCTAATTACGGTCTTGGAACTACATACGGAAATGAGGAAATTGGTGATATGTTCTGGCACAATTTCCAAATTAGAGTTCCAGGACAACAAGAACATTTTTGGAAAAAATGTGAGGATCTATTAAATGGCTAATCGTTCTGATTTTTTTAGTGCAAAACTTCCGCGACATTTCAAACGTATGCTTGCGATGTCTGAGACTTATGGTTGGGTGAAGGACTCTCATGAGCGTGGCACAATCAAAAAGTATTTCATTGAAGCCCATGCAAATCATGTTGGTTTCAAGATGAAACGCCAAGCGCAAGAACCTTCAGGTCAAAATGAATAATCTTGCAGAACTTCGTGATCTGTTTACCAAAAATCAAATTGCAATAAAAGAATTTGGTGGTTGGTATCTTAAAGTTGATAAAGATACTTGGACTATGGCGCATGATCGTTTTTACAAAAACGGATTGCCTCAAAATCTGAAAGAAAAAAATATATTTGATAATTACAAAAGGATAAAACAAAATGACAATATCAGCACTCAAACTCGTAACTGGCGAGGAATTAGTTGTAGAAATCGCATCAGAAACTGATAATTATGTAGAATTCAAGAATCCTGTCGCTTGTGTGATGCAACGTTCAGAGAAAGGTCCAGTTCTTGGCTTTATGCCTTGGATGCAAGCAGGTGATGGTCCATTCGTTGTGAATAAAGACAAAATCGTTACAACCTGTGAGGTTGCGCAAGAAGTTAAAAACGGATATAATCAAATCTTCGGAGCAGGAATTGTAGTGCCTCCCAAGGGTTTGATTACGGGGTAATATGTCCGATTTTTATACCAATGTCAGCGTCTCTGGTCGATTTATTCTTCTAAGAGGTGTTGAGAATGATAGAAGGGTCAGACGGAAGGTTGAATTCCGTCCGACCTTTTTTCTTTTGTCACAAGAACAATCAGACTACACCACACTGGCTGGTGACTATGTAAAACCAATACAACCTGGCACAATTCCAGAGTGCCGAGAATTTCTACAGAGGTATGAGAATGTCGACAATTTTCCTATTTTTGGCAATAATCGCTACGAGTATGCTTATATTGCTGACGAGTATCCTGATGATATCCTTTGGGATATTAATAAAATCACTGTTGCCTATCTTGACATTGAAGTCGGGTCTGAATTTGGGTTCCCAGAACCAAAAGACGCCAACGAGTCCATCACAGCCATCACAATCAAAGTTAAAGGTAATTATTTTGTGTTTGGTTGCGGCGATTACAGCAAGCATCGTGACGACGTGCACTATGCAAAGTGTCGCGACGAATCAGACCTTATACGAAGATTCCTCGACTTATGGAGCCGATGGCATCCAGATGTAGTCACTGGCTGGAATATTAAAACATTCGATATTCCATATCTTGTAAATCGCATTACCAAGATTCTTGGTGAAGATGAAGCCAAGAAACTATCACCATGGAATCGTTTGAACAAACGCGAAGCATTCATCATGAATCGCGATCATGAAATCTATGAGATGGATGGTATTGCCACACTTGATTACATTGAATTGTATCGCAAGTTCACATATTCACAGCAAGAGTCTTATAGGCTTGATCACATTGCACACGTTGAGTTGGGTGAGAAGAAATTAGATTACTCTGAGTATGAAACGCTACATGAGTTGTACAGAGAAGATTATCAAAAATTCATTGAGTATAACGTCAAAGACGTTGAACTTGTCGAGAAACTCGAAGACAAGATGAAGTTGGTTGAGTTGGCACTCACTCTTGCATACGATAACAAAGTAAACTATGATGATGTGTTCACGCAAGTGCGCATGTGGGATGCGATTGTTTACAATTATCTATTGAAGAAAAAGATTGTCATTCCACAGATGTCTCGTGGAACAAAGAGTTCGCAATATGAGGGTGCGTATGTCAAGGATCCGATTCTTGGTATGCATCAGTGGGTTGCGTCGTTTGACTTGAACAGTCTGTACCCACATTTGATCATGCAGTATAACATTTCAATGGAAACTCTGATTGAGCCAAAGAATTATACTGAAAGCCAACGCAGTTTCTTGATCGAAAATAAAATTAATGTTGACGCGCTACTCAATCAAAAGGTTGATACAACCGTCCTCAAGAATGTAACATTAACACCAAATGGTCAATTGTTCAGCACAAAGGAACAAGGCGTACTTCCTGAAATCATGGACACCATGTACAAAGATCGTACACGCTATAAGAAGTTAGCATTAGAAGCCAAAAAGAAAATCGAAACTGTGCTTGATGATAAAAACCAAGTTGAGTATCTTGAGAAACAAGTTGCACGATATAACAATCTTCAGTTGGCAAAGAAGGTCACTCTAAACTCTGCTTACGGTGCACTGGGTAATCAATACTTCCGCTTCTTCGATATTCGTATCGCTGAAGGTATCACAACAGCAGGTCAGTTGTCTATTCGTTGGATTGAAAAGAAGATCAACGAGTACATGAATAGTCTACTCAAAACTCAAGAAAAAGATTATGTGATTGCGTCAGATACTGATTCAATCTATTTGAACATGGGTCCACTGGTTCAGAAACTCTATCCAAACGTCTCAGAAACCAAGAAGGTAATTGACTTCATGGACAAAGTCTGCGACCAGAAAATTCAACCATTCATTGATTCTTCTTATCAAGAACTGAAAGAATATGTCAATGCGTTTCAACAACGCATGGAAATGAAACGTGAGTCTTTGGCTGACAAAGCAATCTGGACTGCGAAGAAACGATATATCCTCAATGTGTACAACAGCGAGGGTGTGGCATATGCTAAACCGAAACTCAAGATTATGGGTCTTGAGGCAGTGAAATCATCAACTCCTGCTGCTTGTCGTGCTAAGATTAAAGAAGCGATCAATATTATCATGACCAAGACAGAAAGTGATCTACATAAGTTCATTGATGAGTTCAGATCAGACTTTAAGCAATTGCCTGTCGAAGAGATTGCATTCCCAAGATCTGTGAATGGCTTAACTGAGTATGCTGATGTTGGAATGATTTACAAGAAGGGAACGCCAATTCACGTGAAGGGTGCGCTTGTATTCAATCACTATTTGCGGGAATACAAACTGACTAAGAAATATCAATTGATTCAAGAGGGCGAGAAAATTAAATTTGTCTATCTAAAGCAGCCTAATGCTTTCAATAACAATACTCTTGCATTCATCTCTGGAATTCCAAAACAATTCAGAGCAGATCAGTATATTGACCACAATTTGCAATTTGAAAAGTCTTTTATTGAGCCATTACAAATTATTCTTTCTACAATTAATTGGAAGGCAGAAAAAATTAATTCTCTGGATTGCTTTTTTGAGTAATTTGTTATAGAATATTATATTCAATTGAGGAGATACAAATGAGTTTACTTGAAAAACTGAAGAAAAATAGTACGATCAAAGACACTGCAATCCTCGCAAAGTCCAAGTTCTTTGCTGCGAAGGATATGATTCAGACAACAATTCCAGTTGTCAATGTCGCATTCTCTGGTGATCTTGATGGTGGCTTCACTCCTGGACTCACGATGTGGGCTGGTCCGTCAAAGCACTTCAAGACTGCATTCAGTCTCTTGATGGCAAAAGCATATCAAGATAAGTATCCTGACTCTGTTGTTCTGTTCTATGACTCTGAGTTTGGCACTCCACAAAATTATTTTACTTCTTTTGGTATCGACATGGAGCGAGTGATCCACACTCCAGTGACCGACGTTGAGCAGTTGAAGTTTGACATCATGAATCAATTACAAAATATTGATCGCGGCGAGCGAATCATGATCGTTGTTGACTCAATTGGTAATCTTGCGTCAAAGAAAGAAGTTGAAGATGCTCTTGAGCAAAAGTCTGTCGGTGACATGACTCGTGCCAAGCAAATTAAATCCCTGTTCCGTATGGTGACACCACACCTCACCCTAAAGGACATTCCGATGGTCGTAGTAAATCACACCTATAAAGAAATAGGTCTGTATCCCAAGGATATTGTCGGTGGCGGAACAGGTTCCTATTATTCTGCTGATAACATTTACATCCTTGGTCGTCAGCAGGAAAAAGATGGCACTGATTTGATTGGTTACAACTTTATCATCAACGTGGAGAAATCTCGTTATGTTCGCGAAAAAGCCCGTATCCCTGTCACTGTTCGTTTCGATGGTGGTATTAGCAAGTACAGCGGTCTTTTGGATATGGCACTTGAGTCGGGTCATGTGGTAAAACCGAGCGTAGGTTGGTATGCCAAAGTGAACACTGCCACTGGTGAAGTTGATTCAAAGAAATGGCGCATTGCTGATACTGAATCTGCTGAATTCTGGGATAGCATTCTTGTAGATGATACATTCAAGGATTGGGTGCGCAATGCATATCAATTTAGTTCTGCTGTTGCTGGTAATTTAGCATCTGCTGTAGAAGAGGAAGAAGATGTTTGAGGATCTGATCGCTAAACTCGAATTCTGGTACGTCAAAAAACGTTTCAAGATTGATAAACAATACACTTTCTTTTTGGATCTCAATGGTCCACCTGGAAGTTTTGCTATCAAACTTTTGGGTAAATATGAGGGTGTGATCGTTGAGTTTACTGATGTTAAAGTTGGCGATAATAACTTGATGACTTTTGATTATGATATTATCTCAAATGTAAACAACGTAAACACCAATAGCAAATCATTTCAGAGATTTACTTCTAACGTGATGCGTAGTATACTTCTGAATGCAATTGAAAATACGGTGAAGGAAGGCAATGAAAACAGAAACACTGATCTTGTCGAATCTGATTCGGAACGAGTCGTTCATGAGGAAATCGCTTCCATTTCTGAAGAGCGAGTACCTGACAGAAAGCCACGAAAGAAAACTATTCGAGGAAATAAAAAAGTTCATTCTGAAGTACAACAATCTGCCGCCGATGGCAGCACTGGAAATCAGTCTTAAAGAATCTACCAAACTTACAGAGGGTGAGTTAAATAAGTCACTCGAACTTCTACAGGAGATTTCGAATGACAAAGCAGAACAACAACTCGGCTGGTTACTTGATACAACGGAAAAGTTCTGTCAAGAAAAAGCGATTTACAATGCTATCATGGATTCCATTCAGATCCTCGATGGCAAAGATCAAAATCGTGGCAAAGGAAGCATTCCTACTCTCCTTTCTGATGCTCTGGGCGTTAGTTTCGATCCTCATATTGGTCACGACTTTTTGGATGGTTACACTGATCGCTACGATTTCTATCATCGTATCGAAAAAAGAATCCCATTTGATCTTGAATACTTCAACAAGATCACTAAAGGTGGACTTCCGCAGAAGACCCTTAACATTGCTCTTGCAGGTACTGGCGTCGGCAAGTCTCTTTTTATGTGTCATGTGGCTGCTTCTTGTCTGACACAAAACTATAATGTCTTGTATATCACTCTAGAAATGAGTGAAGAGAAGATTGCTGAACGTATTGATGCAAATCTTCTGAATGTGAACTTAGATGATCTCATGAACATGCCAAAAGACATGTATGAGAAGCGTATGAGTAAACTCAAGGGTAATATCAAAGGCAAGTTGATCATCAAGGAGTATCCAACTGCTTCTGCGAATCCTGCGCATTTCCGTGCATTGATTAATGACCTTGCGCTGAAGAAGAACTTCCGTCCAGATATTATTTTCATCGACTATCTAAATATTTGCGCATCTGCTCGAATCAAGGCTGGCGCAAATGTTAATTCATACACCTACATCAAAGCCATCGCAGAAGAACTTCGTGGGCTTGCCGTCGAAAATAACGTGCCGATTGTCTCCGCAACTCAGACGACAAGGTCGGGCTTTTCGAATTCAGACCCAGGTTTGGAGGATACTTCCGAGTCTTTCGGGCTTCCTGCTACTGCTGATTTCATGTTTGCATTGGTGAGCACCGAGGAACTGCAGCAATTAAATCAAATTCTAGTGAAGCAGTTGAAGAATCGTTATAATGATCCAAATCTTCACAAGAGATTTACGATTGGGATTGATCGCGGTAAGATGAAACTCTATGATCTTGAGCAGAAAGCGCAAGATGCAGTCATGCAAGAAACTGAATCTAAACCAGTCTTTGATCGAGGTCGCAGCACAGACAAATTTAAAAATTTGAAAGTATGAAGTTGAGTAAGATAGAAAAGAAAGTGCATTCACTCACTACAACTTGGGTGGGTGACAAACACATTCCCTCTATCATTCGAGGACTTAATAAAACATTTCAAAAGTCTATAATTTATTTCTGTTCTGCTCGATACGACGAAGAATTTTATGAAGATCATTCTGTAATTGTTTCTGGTCAATATTGTCCAAGAATCTTCTCAGCGATTCCAGAAAATATCCTCATTACATTATCGTTTCCCGCGAATTCTAAGCGAGCAATCATATCAGAAGATTGCGCTAAAAACCTTACTGTCAAAATCATTCGTGCAATTCACCACGAGTATCGCCACAAGCATCAGCAAAAGGGTCGTGGGTATGTTTATACAAAACAATACAATACTAAGAAAGGTACAAGAGATAGAATGAAGTTGCATTACTATGGCAACCCAGATGAAATTGATGCTCATGCGTACGAAACACAGGCTGAGCACCTAGATATAAATAGATTACGAATTGCGCATAGAATTAATTGGCGCGAATCTGAGGCAGTGTTTATGTATCGTAAACACTTTCGCAAACAAGACCCAAAAGTCTGGAAACGATTTCTAAAGAAGGTTTATAAGAATGGCTGCGGATAACAAAGGGTTTTTATATGAGAGCAAGATTAATAAGTTGCTCAAAAAATATAAAATTCAAAGCGCAGGATTTCAAGGTGCTGGTGCAGATCCAAATGCACCAGATGCCGAAATAATTATCAAAGGTGTTAAGTATAAAGTTGAAATTAAATTAGATTTGAAAGTTGATTTTGGTCAGGGTTCTTTAGATTATGATCTAAAAAGAAATAAGTGGATACTTGGTGGTGCTAAAACTGAATCTGCTGAACAAATGCGCGAATTTCTAACTTCTATCAAAGTCCCCGAACTTGTTAATAAAGAATGGGGCGCAGCAGGTCCACCAAGAAAATTCACGGTGCCCTTAGATAGTTTTAAACCATCTGATGTTGCGCATGACTATGCCAAGTTTAAGGATCGTTTCATCGATGTAAAGGCTAGTGCTGTTGCAGATTATTATGCCAGCAAGAAAACCTATTATATTCAAATTGGTAAGTATGGTCTATTCTATATGGGCAAAGATATAGCCAAGTTAGGTGTTCCAGAATTTAATCCAAAATTACGTTTAAGAATTAGATTAAAGCGCGGCGGAAGTTTCCCTATATACAACTATAGATTCTCTACTGCGTTGCAAGCAGTTTCGTTGAATAAATCAGACATAGATCTAGAAAATGTAAATGATTTAATTGTTATTTCTGCGAGGACGAAAAAATAATTTATGACAACATTTGTGACTGGTGGTTTGGGATTCATTGGATCTAATTTCGTATTCAGCCACCTTAAAAAATATCCTGCTGATACGGTTGTAATCATTGACAACCATTCATACGCATCAAACACAAACAATATTCTTGGCTTATATGAAGATTATCGTGTCATTGTCCAACGATGCGATATCCGTAACATTCAACGTTTAGATCAATTGTATCACGATTATGAACCAGACATTACGTTCCATTTTGCTGCTGAGTCTCACGTTGATAACTCTATTCTTGGTGACGATGCTTTCCTCAGCACTAATATTGAAGGCACTCACAACATTCTAAAGTGTATTCGCAAACACAGTGGAAAGTTAGTGCATGTTTCAACAGATGAGGTCTATGGTAGTTTGACACCAGATGCTCCATCTTTCACAGAAAAAACACCATACGATCCACGCAATCCATACTCTGCCACGAAAGCAGCCAGTGATCATCTCGTTCGTGCTTATGTAAACACACATAAAATTGATGCAGTTGTGACCAATTGCTCAAATAACTATGGTCCTCGGCAACACGCTGAGAAATTTGTCCCAACAATCATTCGTAATATTAAAAACAATACACCAATCCCAGTTTATGGCAGCGGCACAAATGTTCGTGATTGGTTGTTTGTCGAAGATCATTGCGAGGCATTGTTAACAATCGGCGCAAACTTTAAATCTGGTGAGCGATATAACATTGGTGGTGGTCATGAAATCACCAATCTAGAAATGGTAACGTTGATTCTTGACTTGATGGGCAAACCAGTTAACATGTATCAGAACTGGATTAATTTTGTAACTGACCGTAAGGGTCATGATTTTAGATATTCTATAAATTCGGACAAAATCTTCAAGGAACTTGGTTGGTCCGCAAAGACCAAGATCGTCCAAGGGCTGGAGAAAACTTTGGAGTGGTATAATGCGTAAAGGGATTATTTTATCAGGTGGATTAGGCACACGTCTCTATCCGTGCACAAAGGTTATTTCAAAACAGTTATTGCCTGTTTATGACAAACCGTTAGTTTATTACCCAATCTCTACATTGATGCTTGCTGGTATTCGTGATATTTTAATTGTAACTTCGCCAGCGGATAGTCATTCATTTCAAACTCTAGTTAAAGACGGATCTCAGTTTGGACTGAATATTTCTTATACAACTCAACTTGAGCCAAAAGGTATTGCTGAGTGTTTTCGCATTGCTGAAAAATGGATTGGTAAAGATGACGTTGCTTTGATTTTAGGCGATAACATCTTTTATGGTAATGATCTTGTTAATCGATTTAATGCAGCAAACTGGAATAATGCAGGTTGCACATTGTTTGCGTATCATGTAAATGACCCAGAACGATTTGGTGTCTTAGAAACTAACAGTAATGGGGATCCAGTGCGAATTGTTGAGAAGCCAAGATTCGCATCAAGCAATTATGCAGTTACTGGATTATATTTCTACGACAATAAAGTTGTTGATTACTCGTGGCAAATTTCTCCATCAGAGCGCGGTGAGTTGGAAATTACAGACATCAACAACATTTACATGAAAAAGAATGATTGTAAAGTTGAGTATCTAAACCGTGGTGTTGCATGGATTGATACAGGAACGTTTGAATCTCTCTCAGAAGCCTCTGTATTTGTTGGTTCTGTTCAGCGAAGAACAGGAACTATGATTGCATGCCCAGAAGAGATTGCGTATAGAAATGGCTGGATCACTCAAGGGCAACTTGAGTTTGCAGCAAGTAAATATAGTAAATCGGATTATGGTAAGTATCTCTATAGAATTTTACAAGCGAGGTGATTTATGGCAATTCTAGTTGTTGGTCGTGGTTGGACAGGAACAAAGGTTTTTAATGAATTGGTAGAACGTGGTCATGTCACTGCTCTCTGCTCTCATGAAAGTGCAATTCCTGCAATTGAAAATAATAGTTGGTCGTGGGTTGTTAACTGTGCAGGCGTGACTGGATCTCCAAACGTCGATGCATGTGAAAAGAAAAAGACAGAAACCATTAATGGTAATGCCGTGTTTCCAATTCTTCTACACCAAGCCTGTGAACGAAATGGTGCAAAACTAGCCCACTTCTCAAGTGGTTGCATCTATCAGGGTGAGATTGATGATGTGAATGCCGAGCCAAACTATTTCGGTAGTATCTACTCAATCAGTAAGGGTGTCTCAGATGTATATCTAAAGGACAAAGCATTGGTTTTCCGTATTCGTATGCCGTTTACAGGTAAAAATGAAGCAAAGAACTATCTGTACAAGGTTATGAACTATGCTAAAAACGGAAAACTGGTTGATGCTGGCGAGAATTCAATTACAGATTTGGACGAGGCTGTGAGTGTTGCTTGTGATCTAATTGAGGGTAATGCCTTTGGTCCATTTAATCTTGTGAATAAGAATTCTGTCAATATGCACGAACTTGTTGAATTGATGGGTATTACACCACTGTGGTTTACTGCAGAAGAGTTCAAGAATGCAACTGCAGCGGGTCGATCAACCTGTACAATTCCTGCATATGATGGTATGTCAGACGCTTTTGTTGCTTTGTCAAAGGCTATTAAATCTATGAATTGTGAATGATTTTAAAGTTGAATAAACCTAAATAGAAGGTAATCCCACAGTGTGGAGAGAGAATGTTTGGCTTCAAGCAGTTTGTTCCATTAATCACAGAAGAAACAAAATCTCGAGGAATTCAGCATCTGCCGCATCCTTTCGAGTCTGCCTTTCATGCTAAAAAGGGTGCAGTAGCCTCTTCTCTCTCCAAAATCCAAGGCGTAATTAGCGGTCGGACTCCAATCACTCGTAAGATTGACGACCGCATGTCCTTTCAAGTTTCCAAAACTTCGGAAGGTAAGGTGGGGGTCAAATACAAGGGTCCAGGTGCGCAGTATAACTACTCTGCGGACGATATTAAAAAGCAATATAGCAAAAAGCCATATGTTGCTGGACCATTAATGAATATTCTGAAGCACGTTCATAAAGTGCTTCCAGAAGGCGAGGGAGAATATCAAGGGGGTTACTTGAGTTCTCTTGAAGACCGTAAAGAAGAAGATGGGCAAATCAGCCACACTCCAAATACAATCAAGTATTCTATTGCCAAAAATACTCCAGAAGGAAAGAAGCTCGCAAAAGCACCTTTGAGTATTGCATTACATTCCAGGATCACTGCTGGTGGTAAGACTGTTCCAATTCAAGCAGATGAATTAAAAGATCATCCAGACGTTCATGTAATGAGTCATGTTGTTTCTTCTGAAGAAAGAAAGATACCACCAGAAGCGAAACGCAAAGCACTTGAGCACATTGCTGCAGCAAAGAAACTTTCCAAAAGCCACACAACAGAGCATTTAAACGCGCACGAAGAAACTCTTCAGAGATATGCCAACTCAACTATTGATACTGGTGAAAAGCCATCTGTGAAGGGATATAAAAAGTTTCTTGAAAAATATCATCAGAAGCGTATTGACTCTGTAAAAACAGAAAAAGCAAAGAGTCAGAAAAAACAAGAAATGCAAACTGCCATGAATGATGTTGATGAGCACATCGGCAAGTTTGACAAGACGTTTGATATTCATCATCACATACAGCAAGCCACCTATGCTACTGCAGATGCACTCTCTAAGACTGCACATGGTGGATACAAACACACTATTGATGGGAATGAATCAACAGGCGAAGGGTTCGTTGCTGGTGGTGTTAAGTTTGTTCCTCGCAAATTTACTGAGGCAAACCGCAAACGATCAGCAATTCTAAGAGCGCAAAAGAGTGTAATATGAGTAAAGCAACATTTACATTTGGAAGATTTAATGTTCCTACAGAAAGTGGGCACGGCAAACTGATTTCTGCAGTTCAATCTCACGCAGAAGAATCAGGCGGCAAGCATTATATTTTCCCATCACACTCACAAGATTCAAAAAAGAATCCATTAAGTCATGGTGAAAAGGTTGGGTTCATGCGTCGATTATTTCCAGATGCCAATATCGTTTCTACAGGCAGAGTTCGTACTGCGATTGATGCTGCTAAACATCTTGAGAAACAGGGACACACTCACGTGACAATGGTTGTTGGATCAGATCGTGTTCGAGAGTTTCATGGACTCCTCAATAAATATCGTAAGAAAGAATTTCCAGGAATTAAAAAGATCGAGGTTAAATCAGCAGGTAATCGCGATCCTGACGCAGAAGGTGCAGAAGGTATGTCAGCCTCTAAACTTCGCGGATTAGTATCTGCTGGGAAAAAAGAAGAATTTATTTCACATTACAGCGACAAAAAACTTGGCGCAGAAATACATGATAGGACTAAGAAAGCAATGAGCGAAGAAACAAAATCTCCAATTGGCATTTTTCTTCTTGGTGGTCCAGGCAGCGGAAAAGATTATGTTCTTAAGAATATTTTCTCGCGCTTTGATTTAACAGAAGTTCAATTAGATCAAATTCTTTCTGGGAATGCATCTGAACTATCAGAATCAGGATCAAACATTGTGATCAATGGCGCAGCAGATCTTGAGAAAATCGAACTTGTTAAATCAATTCTAGAAGGTTATGAGTTTGATTATGTTTATGTCTCTGTTTCAAATAAAGTTTCTCGTTCACGCAATGAACAGAGAGAACAACCACTAGAAGAATCACGCCGTCTTGAGAAATGGTATCGTGCAGAAAAACTTTCTGAGAATTTAGATTGCTTTGTGTTCAACAACTCAATTGATCTTCTTGAATCCAGTGAGATGGAAAAGATTATGTTTGCATCTCAGATTGAGAAACTTCTAGAAAGAATTGTTGCTCACAAATTAGAAATTAAAGAAACACCAGAGCAACAAACATTTACAATTCTCCGTGAGAAGAAATTTCCACCAGTAAAATACGATAAAGAATCTGGCATTCCACAAAAGTATCGTGGTGGATTAAGCGCAGCAACAGCGAAAGCGCGCAAGGCTCATTGGAAAAAGATGGGCAAATTATCTGATCGTGATCCTCGTGCCTATGAACCTGCTCCTGGCGACAAAACTGCAAAAACAAAGCCAAGTAAACATACTCTTGCTGTTCGTAAGATGATGGATGAAGCAGAAGTTCCAAAGAAACTTCGTCATGTTGCTAAAAGCGGAAACATCACAGCCGTAAAAGAACGTCAGAAAGAAAACAAAATTGAAGAAGCAGCAGCTGATTCTTCTCTTGCCGCAAAAGCCGCAAAGTCTGGCGTTTCAGTCTCAACTCTTCGCAAAGTTTATAAGCGCGGAGTTGCTGCGTGGAATTCAGGGCATCGTCCAGGAACGACACCACAACAATGGGGTCATGCTCGCGTGAACTCTTATATTAATAAAGGTAAGACTTATCACACAGCAGATAAAGATCTAAGAGAAGATCTAGATTCAGAATTTGAAATGCAGATCTGCTGCCCAGAAATAAACGAAGCCGTTGATCTTACTCCAACAATCAGCACCAAGAAACCAAAGAAAGGGAAGATGACTCCAGGTGATCTTCGAAGTGCAACTTTGGATGGTCTTCCAACAGTTTCTATGATTAAAGTTGAACAAAAAGAAAAAGGTTTCATGCCAACCCCACGCCAAGTTCCTGCTCCAAAAGGAGGACATCCAGTTCCTCCTGGATATGAGAGAGTTAAGAGTTGGGGTGGAGCATATGAATTAAGAAAGATTCGCGACAAACCAACAACAGTCAAAGAGGCTATTGAATATCACGTCGAAAACAAGATCTCCTTCACGGAAAATGTGTTCCGTCCAGGATCAGAAATGTTTTTTGAGATGATTGCAGAAGCCAAGCGTCTATATTCTGAAGGGAATTATATTCCACACGATGACTGGGAAAAAGATCTTCTTAAATCAGACATTGGAGAAATCTCCGAGTTTGAAGGTCAGCAAGTTGTTCTTGACTATCCTATTGAAGAAGGTCTAGAAGAATGCTGGTCTGGTTATGTTCAAAAAGGAATGAAGAAGAAGGGCGATAAGATGGTCCCTAACTGCGTTCCTGTAAATGAAGAAGATAAAACCGACGGTAAGGGTATTGGCAAGCCATGGCGCGAAGGTGGTGGCGGTGCTGTTTACGTTCGAACTGGTGATGGTGGTGTAAAGAAAGTTCGTTTCAGTCAGTCTGGAATGACAAAGAAGTTTAATGATCCTGCAGCGACTCGCAGTTTCGTTGCTCGCCATCATTGCTTGTCAAACAAAGACAAAACATCAGCCTCTTATTGGGCTTGCAGATATCCAAGATTTTTTAGTAACTCTGGAAAACTTTGGTGGTAAATGAAAGGCGAAAAGCCATACATAGACGAAAAACTAAATACATGGTCGTTCATTCGCACATTTGATCATAATGCGCTAATAGACGAATTAGCGTGGCATAGAGACGAAAACGGAAGATATATTACAATATTAGAAGGCGAAGGTTGGGAGTTTCAGTTTGATGAAAAACTCCCCAAGAAATTAAATAAAGGTGATCGGTTTTTTATTCCCGCAAAAACCTTTCATAGAATAAAGCGGGGAAAAACAGATCTTAAAATTAAGATCGAGGAATTCTAATGGCAAACGTAAAAGTTCCAGCACTATTGCACAAGATGTCAAAGACTGCTCAGAAGGCTTGGTATAAAAAGAATAATATGGAAATGCCTGATGATACTGGTGGTAGATCTGCTGCAGCGGCAAAAAAGGTTAAGGTTGCGCCAAGAAAGGTAGCAGCAATTGAGCCTAATTCTGTGCGTGCAATCAATGCTGCTCGCCAGAAAGAATACATGGCAAAGGGCGGTCGCCAACCAATTGGGGCTGCTGGTTCTGGTGGAAATAGTTCTATGGCTGGATCAAATATGTCTACTGCAAAAGGAATCGTTGCTGGTATTAAAGCAGGATTTAATCCAAAAGTCTCTTTAGATCCATATGAGTCAGAAAGAGCAAAGAAGGTTGGTCCACGTTCACTTAAACTCAAAAAAGAATCCGTTGATGAGGCATTGAGTCCAGAACGCAAGAGAATGTTTGATCTTAAATTAAAATATATTAAAAAGGCTGCAAATAGAAAAGATAGAGCAAAACCATCTAAAGTTGATACACCTAGAACTGCAATAAATCCAGCTGCAGATATGAAGTTGAATCCAAAACCAATGGATACTCGAACATGGGATTATATTATGAAGAACGAAGAAGCAGAGCAGATTGACGAAGTAACTAAAAAAGAAGCTGAGAAAGTTCTTGGTGGTCCAGTAAAAACAAAACCAAAGATGCCACCAGGCAAACAACCAGCTGGTTATCGCTATGTTCGCAATCTTGCGCGCAAGGCAATGAAAGCAGGAATGAAAGCCGAAGCAACTTCTTTTCCAAAAGGTGGTGGTGTTATTAACTACAATCCAAAGACTGAAAAGTCAGAGAAAGATGGTACTGCAAAACTTTACGATCCAAAGAAAGATGAAAAGAAACTTTCCCCTAAAGGTGGCTTTGCTGTAAAGAAAGAAGAAGTCGAGCAGGTTGAGGAAGGTAAAATTGCAAAAGCACTTGCTGTTGGCGCAATGGCTCTTGCTTCAATGGGTGCAAAAGCCCACACTGATACAACGAAATCCGTTGCACAGTTAGCAAAAGAAAGACCAGCACTCGCACAAAGATTAAAGGACATTGGCGCAGAAGGTCAAGTCCCTGCATCAGACAAGCGTGCTGCTGAACTTCAGAAGAAACAAGATCAAGAAATGCCAGCATCAGAACGTAGAGCAAAGGAATTAGAAAAAATGAAAAAAGAAGAAATCGAACAAGTATCTGAAAAAGCCCCTCCAGGTGCAAAGTTTGAGCGTATGGTCAAACATATCAAGAAAGGATATGCAAAAGGCGGTTTGTCAAAACAAGAAAAATCAATTGCCTATGCAACTGCTTGGAAAGCCTATAAAAAGAATGAAGAGACAGAAACAACCGAAGAAGTTGAACAAGTCGAAGAAAAATATATGGGCTTCAAAGCAGTAATGGCTTCAGCAAAGAAAGGTGGTGCTCGTAATCCTGCCGCTGTTGCTGCTGCAATCGGTCGTAAAAAGTATGGTAAAGAAAAGTTCCAAGCCATGGCTGCTGCTGGTAAAAAGGCAATGAAAGAAGGAATGGATGCAGTCGGTCGCGAAGATAAAGATATCGATAATGACGGTGATTCAGATAAGACAGATGTTTATCTACACAATAAGCGTAAAGCAATTGGCAATGCGATTCGTAAGAAATTAACAGCAAAGTTGGAGAAGAAAGATGGCGAATAATATGACTCCTGAAGATAAGGGTGAGTATGATTATGAAGGAGACATGGCGAAGTCACAACTCCGCAGTATTCTTGTAAACGCAAACCGCCTTCATGATATGCTTGGCGAAGATACAAATCTACCTGAATGGGTTCAGAGCAAGATCACTCTTGCCACAGATTATATTCAAACTGCAGCATCTTATATGGAATCAGAGATGAATGAAGAAATGAAGCCATACGTGAAAGCAGCGCAAGCAAAATTTGATGCACAAACAAAAGCACAACAGATGGGTAAGAAGCAAGCAGGAACTCTTGCTGCTCGTAAAGAGCGTTTGAAAGATAAACAGGCTTCAGCTGCTCAAAAGGCAATTGACATTGTCAGGGGTCAGAAAAATAAAATCAATAAGACGCCAGAGGTGAATACAGATGTTAAAGTTCAATGAGTTCATTACTGAAGCCTCTGACGGAACTCTAGAGGTCGATGCAAAATACATTGAAGGAAACTTTGATGCAATTAATGCAGACCTAGATGCACTCACAGAAAAACCATATCAAAATGCTCCAATCTTTTTAAACCAGCTTCGTGGAACATTAGAGCGTTATGGAATGCTTCTTCCACAATCTGCAACTCCACAGTTCTTAGATCTTGGAGCAGAGATTGTTTATTTGCTTGGCGATTCCGCATATCATCTTTATATCGTTTATGATACAAACGAGGACGGATATGTTGATGGTTATGCGCAAGTTGTTTCTTCAGATGAACTCAGCGATTTAATGGCAACAGATTCGGAGGATCTTCTAGATAGAGAAGATGATGAAGATGTTAAGCCACGTCCATCTGACTGGTATCGCAAAAGAGATGACGACGCAGGGAATACTGACGAATATTAATCTATGCTTTTTGATGAATTGAATGACAGCAATATTTTGTTATATGCAGCCAAGTGTTATGATAAACCTAACTGCATTGACAGCGAATTTGACGAAGATTATAAGCGAATTCGCTATATTAAACGATTGTTAAATCGTTATAGATTAACAGGTGAAATAAAAGAACGATTGTTCTTAAATCATTTGGTTGTGATACAAAATGTTTTTGGGATTGAAGCAAGTACGAGAATGCTTTTTGCAAGAGTTGACTCAAAAGACTATAGCGCATTGAAGACGTTTTTAATTTATACTTCTGCAATGCCAAATATAGTCAAGGGAATCCGCGGAGAAGATATTATCTCAAGTGATATCTCGCTGGATCCCAAACTTATAGATATCTTAAGAAAGATTTGATTATAGGGAACATACTTATTCTGTCCGAAAGTCAAGCAAAAGTCAATGAAAAAAATTACAAAAATTAAAGAAGAAATTGTAAACACTGTTGGTAGTGGACAGGTTGCTGGACTTGAACCAGATATTCCACCAGTTCCTAAAGGTGTTACTACAAAAGGTAGTATGCTGCGCAGAAAAGCACCTAAAACATTTGCAGGTAAAGCAGTGTTCACAGTTCCTTCTGATCGTTTCTATAAAGCAAAATACGGCAAGAAAAAGTTTGAACATTATTCAAGTTATGTTGGGCATGATGAGTTAGGTTCTGAGATTCGTGCTTATATTAAAGAGAATCCAAATGAACCTGTTATTCTAGAAGATGAAAAGACGGGTGCAATGTTTTATTTAAAATACGGAAAGAGGTAGAAAATGAAAGCAGCATTATTTTTGACTGCTTTGTTATTGGTTGGATGCTCAGATACATATAGATATCCATGTCAGGATCCAGCAAACGCGAATAAAGAAGAATGCAATCGTCCTGCTTGCGAGGCAGATGGCATGTGTTATGATACGTTAAATGGTTTACCACCAAAACAGGTTAGTCCAGTTGTTGAAGAGGTAACTGCAGCACCAGCTGAAGTTGTTGTTGAAGAACATGTAGTTGTTGAAAAAACAGGAGAATGATTATGTTAAAGGGTCCACGTTATACTGAAACAGAATTGATGGCTCGATTGAAATTTATCGTCGGTCTTTCATTGGCATTTACGCTCACAGGCATTGTGTTTGTAGTTCTATACTCGCTCATCTTCGTGACGCAGCCAATGTCACAGTCACCAAACGACGCAAAGTTTTTTGAGTTGATTACACCTATCGCAACATTCTTAACAGGTATTCTTTCTGGTATTATGCTTGGAAAGGATGACAAGAAACAAGAAGAACCAAAGGCACCAGAACCACCAAAGCAAGAAGAAATTCTTCCAGAACCTATGAAGGAAGTGGTTGATGAGGTTGATGATCACATTGCTTGAGGTGAGCCATGAGTCTTAAAAGTCTACAATCAAAAATTGGAATCACTGCTGACGGTGCTTGGGGTCCAGGCACCTTCAAAGCAGCCATGGCATATTACAAACTATCACCTGTGCGCGCTGCACATTTCTTTGCGCAGACTGCACACGAATCTGGTGGATTCAAAGCATTCTCTGAAAACCTAAACTACGGTGCAAAGGGATTGCGAGGAATCTTCGGAAAGTATTTCCCAACTGATGCATTGGCAGCACAATATGAACGCAACCCACAAAAAATTGCTAATAGAGTTTATGCATCACGTATGGGTAATGGTCCTGAATCGTCTGGAGATGGTTGGTTGTATCGTGGTCGTGGTGCGCTTCAACTAACTGGTCGCGACAATTATAAAGCATTTGCTGATTATTGCAAACGTCCAGATGTAATGTCAAATCCAGATATCGTTGCAACTGAACTTGCATTCGAATCTGCAATGTTCTTCTTCGAAAGAAATAAACTTTGGGCAATCTGTGATCAAGGAGTGACGGATGCTGCGATATTATCCCTTACTAAGAAAATTAATGGTGGTACTCACGGCTTACAAGATCGCTCGGATAAGACGAAGAAATACATTGGCTGGGCAACGTCAGCAGCACCAGCAGCCGCGCCAGTCGCAAATGTAGTAGCAAAACCTGCTCCTGCAATTAGTTCTGTGAGTCCAGACATGCAATTGTCTGAACACTTTAAACTGAATGAGTTTACAAAATCAGAAACAGCAATTCGAAAGAGAATTGATAATACACCAGGTCCAGCACATGCTTCAAACCTACAAAAAGTCTGCGAAAAAATTCTTGAACCTGTTCGCAAGCACTATAATAAGCCTGTTAGGATTAATAGTGGGTATCGTGGCGCTGCCCTTAATGCTGCTGTTGGTGGCTCTAGTAAGTCTCAACACTGTAATGGCGAAGCAGTCGACTTCGAAATCGATGGACTCCCAAACCCAGATCTTGCAAAGTGGGTCAGTCAGAATTGTGAATTCGACCAAATTATCCTAGAGTTTTATGATCCAAAAGAAGGTCCAAACTCTGGTTGGGTTCATGCTTCTTATTCGGAAGGAAAAAACCGCAAACAAATTTTAACAGCAGTAAGCGTGAACGGAAAGACCGTATACAAACCTGGTTTTGTGGTGTGATATATGAAGAATTTGGAGGAGAAAAAACTCCTTTTAAAGATGATGAGAATGTTTGGGCAAGAGGACAAAGAACTTGCCGAATCGATTCAGCGCGAAGAAGAACTCGCAAAATTCTTTTTTAAGGAATCTGCTCCAGAACCAGAATTAGTGGTAGAGTCATCTCCAATTAATGAGGTGATTGTACCTACACCTGAGCCAGCCCCAGCATTCACACCACCAACGACAAACACTGTTGTTGATGTTGTAAACGTTTTAAAATCTGCAAATGTTGCAAACGCAAATACCAATGTCTACAGAGACAAAGAAATGGAGGGTATGCGTAAAACAATTGCTGAGATGATGCAAAAGATCTCAACAATGTCATGGGGTGGTGGTGGCACTGGTATAGTTCGTATTTTTGATGCTGATGACTTCGACCGCAATAGTGTCGGCGAAGGCAAATTTATGAAGTATTCTAATGGATGGTTCGTCCTAGACGAAATTAATCCATTTGAAGTTGTTCACAATACGACATATGTTAATTCGAATACATATGTCGTTGTAGATTCAGATTATTATATTGGTGTTAATACCGCAGCATATACGACTATCACTCTACCATCAACACCATCTTCTGGCAGAATGCTCATTATTAAAGACGAATCTGGAAATGCTCAACGATATCCAATTAAACTTGATGGGAACGTTGACAACGATTCAGGTGGTGCAGAAATAAGAATTAATAACGGCGGTGTTCAATTAATCTACCGTAACGGTTGGAGAATTGTATAATGACTTACCTATTAGATGACGCAATTAGATATGATGACAGCGCAAACCTTGATGCGTTTGGAAGACTTCGAATTTCCGATGCATTTACTCTTGGCGATTATAAGCATCTTTATGGTTTAGATCCAAACTTCCGCGACACAACTACTCCTGGTGGAAATGTAACATTCCAATCATTGCAATCTTGCGCAAGATTATCAACAAACAATAGTCCAACAGCAAGCGTGATTCATCAGACAAAGATGTATCATCAATATCAACCTGGAAAAAGCCAGGTTATGAAATCAACATTTAATTTTTACGCTAATGACGTTAATGTTGTAAAGCGCACTGGATATTTTGATTCGAATAACGGCATCTATCTAGAACAATCTGCAAATGGCGCATTAAGTTTCACGATTAGAACAGATACTAGCGGAACACCTACCGATGCTCGCCGAGTTTACCAGAGCGAATGGAACAAAGATACCTGCAATACGAGTATCTCTGGACCAAGTGGAACTGGCTCATTTGACCTAGACATCACCAAAACTCAAATTTTCTTTACAGATTTCCAATGGCTTGGCGTTGGTCGTGTACGTTGCGGATTTGTACACGACGGTAAAGTTGTTGTTGCACATGAATTTCTTAATAGCAACAATTTAGCAACTGTTTATATGAGTAATCCAAATCTACCTGTTCGTTGTGAGATCTTTAATACAGGTGCAACAACTGGTGGATTTATGGACCAGATCTGTTCTACTGTATTGTCTGAAGGTGGATATGTTGAAGCAGGTCAAGACTGGCACACTTCAACTGGTTATGCACAAATTACTGTGACAGGTGCAGGAAATACTGTTCCGATTATGGCGATTAGATTGAAGAATACATTTAATGGTTATAAAAATCGCGCTATAGTAAGAATGGGCGATATTAATCTTTATGCTGAACAAAATCCTGGACTTTGGGAATTAAGAAAATTAGATAGTGTTGCTGATCTTACTTTTGCAAATAATACTTGGACTTCAGTTCATCCTAATTCTGTTGTTGAATTTAATACAACTGGACTTACCATTAATAATGGTGAAGCTGTTTCTGGTGGATTTGTGGGTACAACTGCTCCAGGAGGAAGTGCTAAGGGATTTGGTTTATCCAGCACGACTA